GCGGTAACAAATGCAACTATTTTATTAGCCACAAATACTGTTGCAATTATGCCACCAAGTATTACTAGTTCGTCTTTAATTTTAATTACAAATTCAATAGTTGATCTTAATTGCTCACCGAATTTGAATGCACCTTCTGTTGCCTCTGTAATACCTGCCTCAACTGAGTTTTGACCAACTAAGCCAGCAACCACAGCTTGTAAGGCTGGCACTAATGTTTCTAATGCAAATTTAGCTAAACGCTCTACGACTGGCAGTAATGCAGCACCAATAGATTCTTTTGCTTCATCTATTGCGATTTGAATTCTTACAAATTGCTTTTCAGTTGATAGTGCTTCGTTCTCAGCAAAATTACCAAAAGTTCCAGTAAGTTCTTTATAAACTTTATCAAAATCTTTTGATTTAATTATGTTTTGATCTAAGCCTAAACCTAGACGACCTAGTGAAGCAAAATTGCCATCATAGGCTTTACCTAAACCATCTGTAACAGTTTGTAATGGTTTGCCTGTTGCAGCAGATATATCTAAAGCTAAGTTAAGTAAATCTTGTGCTTTTTGGACATCGTTTGTTGATCTAACTAATCTTGATAATGCTGGTCTTAATTGGTCATCTGTTACACCAATAGCAATTGAAGTTTTGTCAATATAGGAAGCAACGGCAGCGGTCTGTTGAACAGTTGCATTTGTAGATGCCCTGATCGTTTCCTCAAGTTTTCTTTGAGCAGCTTGATCGGCAGCGGCATTTTTTACAGCAGATATGGCAAAGGCTGTTGCAGCAGCGCCAGCAGCGGCAAATGCTAACGCAGCTTTCTTACCAAAATCACTTATCTTATCTGCATTAGTTTCAACGGCTTTATCTGCTTCGCCTAGTTTCTTTTTTAGATCATCGACATCGGCAAGGATTGAGAGTTTTAAGGTTCTATTATCTTTTGCCATTAGACCCACTCCTTAAGAATTCTACTAAATGCTGCTTCCCATTTGTTAATCAATTCAGGCTGAATTCTGCGAAGGGTTGGATAGATAAACCATCCTCTACTACCTCTGCCCTGCCTTCCAGAATATGAAGGGAACTGTTTGAAATTATTTGATCCAAACTCCATACCACCCCATAAGGTTTGAGTCGTAGCCCCACCTGAAAACCTTTGTGATGCGAAACCATAACGGAACTCACCGATTTTGCTGGACTTGCTGACTCTAACGCCATCCGCAATTCTTTGCGCTGCGATGCCAGATTTTGTTCTAGTTGCAGCTGCCGCTTTAATTTCTTCAGATGCATAATACGCCAGAGCAGCAGATTGACGCTTTGCTTCATCGGTTGCAGTATCATCCATAAGTTTGAATGCTTTGTAAATATCGCGCAGGTCGGCTTTGTTATATGCGATTGTTTCATTCGCCATTCCTCTGCTCCAATATCTCGATTGCTGTAACTATGTCGTCTGCATCAACCCATTCGCTCATTGGTATTTGCGTTGCTATTGCTAGCTGAACCAATAATCTGCTTAGGCTTCCTTCTCTGTGGCTTTTGGGTTTGCATCACCGACTATTACATCCGTAACAGTTTCACACCAAACATCATAGGGTTTGATCGGCTTTCCAGCTGCTTCACGCTTATGTGCATGATAAGCAAGAAACATAAGATCACTTATGCCCATCTTTTCAGATGCTTGACCGATTATGTTCCCAGTCTTTTGTTCCCATTTTTGCCACTCAGGCGGTTGGGCTATGTAAGTTGCTTGCTCGCCTGAGTTATATTCAATTGTAATTGGTAGTTTCATTAGTGCTCCCGTTTCTAATTGTTAAGCGAAGTTTTCTGCTGGCACTCCAATAACTTGGAATGTCAAAGATACAGTTTGTGCATCTGGTGCAGTTCCACCAGCTGAAGGCCACATTGGCAATACTTGGAAAGTAAATACTGCGCCTGATGTAGCTGTGAAAACTGTGCTGATTGCTGTGTCTGGTGCTGACTCTGCAACGCCCCATAGGATCTCACAAAGTGATCCGGTAGCGCCCCAGTCGGCTAGCATCTCTACCGCTAGGGTAAAGTTGTTATCGATAACTTTGAAAGCCTTGCCATCTAAAGTTTCGTAGGTTTGGCGATTCATTTCGCCAGTTAGTGTTGCACTTGTTGCTTGAGCATCGAAAGTGTTACCACCGATAGTGAAGGTAACATCTCTGCCCGTGATTACTGTGGTAGGCACTTTGACTCCTTAGTTTGTTTGTTGATAATAGGTAGATACATTTATATCAGAGATCAATAGAGTTGATGCTCCAACTTGTGTAACTGTTGGTCTTTCGACCGCTCCGACAATATATCCATTTGGAATAACTGCCAGAATGCTCATTATTAATTGCTCGATATTATCGAGTGATGCTGGATTACTATTATAAGCGACCGCAGCTGTTATGGTCATGTTAACTCGACATCTAACAGATGACTTGCCAATTGTTTCAATTTCAAGATATGGTGAATCCGGAACGCACACAACTGCTGGAGGAATTACCGACTCAGGAACAAATGCGTAAACATTTCCAGCCACACCTGCTAAAGCGGTTGCAAGTGGTTGTCTAACGGATGAAAGAATTGTGGATGGTGGCATTATTGACAAATACCTTCAACATCTACATAAGGCCCTAAAATTCCAATTACTCTTGAATAAAGTGATCGACCCATTCTGTATGGTGTAGCTGTAAAATCAACGCCTTCAATTTGTCCGCCTGCTGCAACTCTTGATTGGAATACTTCAACCGAGATTGCAAAAACTGCTGATCTAACTGATTGATTTCCAACATAAGTTGATGCGCCTGTTAATGTGGCACTTCCGCTTGGAATAACATTTGCCTCAACTACATCTGCGTTTGTGATACTAGCTGAAAAAGTATAGTCGCCAAGATTATCTGCTAATACTGTGCGAGTTCCGTTATATGGACTCAAGCATCCAGCAATAACTACTGATTGACCTTCGGTAAATTCATGCACGCCAACAGTTGTAAATGTGGCAACATTATCTTGTAAAACTGTTTTTTGTACTGCACTCTTAAATGTAACTAACATTGGCAAAATAGTGTTTTCGCTAGTGTCTATTATGCCATCTAGATATGTGTCATTGTAGAGAGCGGAAGATACTCCAAGCACGGCTCTTAACTCGGTGGCCGAAATAATGCTAGGCATGAAATACCTTCCTCTCTACTCTCCCTTAAAGGATGCCTATGATCGGGAGCAACCATAGGCACTCAATTAAATTAAGCTACTGATAACTTACGGAATGCTGCTGGGTAACGATTTACTGCACAGACATAACCGTAAAGACCGATTTCAACGCGGCCATTGGCAACCAAATTGGCACGAATATCAAATGTTCCTGACTCGTGGAATCGCATAGCTGCTGAAGGGTAAACCAATGCGTGCTTAACATTTGCATTGTCACCTGTGTAGTTAGGATCTACAACTAAATCTAATCCAGCAACTGTACCATTTGTACTGCCCTGAGAAATTAGACCGGCAGCATTTTGTGGAGCTGCTGCTGCGAATAGTGGACGACCATCTGCAACTGCGCCAAGTAATCCAGCGAAGTCGATGCCATCCTCGCCACCTGATGGAGCAACCATCAAACGGTTTGGTGTGAAGCGCATAACGCCATAAGCATCTGCAATTCCATCAGCGATTGCTGCATAAATTGTTGATCCTGATGATCCGGCTGCTGCCTCTGATGCGATCTTAGCTGCATAAGCATCTGTCTTTTGTGCGTATGATGCAGCAAGTTCACGAATTAATAGATCCAAGAATGATGGGTCTGAACGATCAAGAAGTTCAACATTCACAACATTTGCACCAGCAAATTTTACGATTGTGTCTTCTTGGAATGTTACTGCTGTATCTTGTGATGCAAACTCTACACCCTCAGCAGTTTGTCCTACGATTGCCTGATTTCCAAGCACAGGTGTGAACACCTTAAGACCACTTGGTGGAAGTGGAGCGCGCTCGATTGAATCAATGAATGGTCGAGATGAATCGATAACTCCGATTACATCGCGTAGGTAGTTAGGTGGAACCATTCCTGTGTTCTCGCCTGTTGTTGCAATTTGTAATGCTGCAATTAAATCGCGTGCATCTGTATCGCCTTGAATAGCGCGAATTTGTGCTGCTGCATATTGTCCTGCTGTAACATTCTCATTAACGCGTGGCTTTGTGTATGCCACATATTGAGCAGTTACAACTGGAGCCTGTGTCGCTTCTACCGCTTCGGTTGCGATAGGAGCCTCAGAAGTAATTTCTGACACTTTGTTCTCCTTTGTTGTGGTTTCCTCAGCGGTTGCTTCGGAATTCTCTGGTGTTT